AAGAACTGCTTCATACCCACAACATTCGAGAGCGGGGACGGGTTGTAGCCAACCGGCGTAGGTTCTGCCGATTGACGCATCCACTTCCAATACTCTGCGGCAGCTTCGTGATTGGTAATGCCCTTTTCAAGCATCACCTTTTCAACTTCTTCGATCTGCGACTTGTCATCAACCAAACCCTTTTCCAACAGGGTCTTCCGACGACGTTCGAGTTCGTTAAGCGCTTCCTTTTCTTGAAGCTTGGCTTCCAAAGATTGCACGCGATGCTCAGCCTGGGCCAATGCCATCGAGGTTCTTTCTTCGATTTCCAACTCAGGAATAGGAAGGTCAGGACGCACACGCTTGGTTAAGCGCAGCATGTCCTTACGAGTTTGCGGATTGTCGGCAAGTTGCTTTGCCAACATTGCTAGCTCGTCGCGTGCTTCTGGGGTCAGGTCTTCTAGTGACATTTGTATGCCCTCTCACTCAAATGATCAGATGACCTTCTTCGTATCGCCAGGCTTCGACAGCGTCATCTTGTTTTTCGGGCCAACCTTGCTGGCACCATCAAGACCACCGAAACGGGCGTAACGAGGCGGGTTGTAGATTTGACCGTTTTGCTGATTGTCCGATTGCGGGTTCAGCGGGGCTGACATGCCCTTCGGCTTAAAAAGTTCCACTTCAGTCTCCTTACATGGGTGCAGGTGGGGTTTCCATACCTGGAACCGGCGCAGAAGCGGCAACCCTTTGCTCAGGCGTCGCGCCTCCCGCCTGCGGCAAAGTTTGAATCATTTGCAAAATTTCTGCCGGCACCAGTTCGCGAGTTTTTGCTTCACGCTCACCAAACTTACCGGCCAACTTAGAAAGCAAGCCCAAAATCATCTTGCCTTCTTCTGATCCACTGCCAAACATCGGCACAGTCTGACGCAACAAATCCATCGCCATCTGAACATTGATTTGAGCCGCAGCTACATTTCCCATCTTCGGCTCATCAGTACTCATGGGCGCAGCCATTGGAGGCGCTTCTGTAGAGTCGGCAACGTCTTCGCCGGCTTCTTCAGCGTCTTCCATTTCAATCTCCACCTTAGGCTTCTTCTTTTTCAGAAGAGCCATGATGTCAACGTCTGCTTGCATATCGGCCATAGCAATCAATGTCCTTCTGCGTATAAACCTGGGTTATCAAACTGTCAATAGCATATAGCGGGTTGTCCCGAAAGACAAACCCGCTATTTTTCAGCGACGGGTCTTGCGACCACGCATCATTTTGCGAGCGTACATAGCTATCTCCTTGGCTCTCGGTTTGACACAGGCCGCGTACCGCGTGCAATCGCAGAACGATTGAACGACAGATTGGCGGGGCGATCCATGCGCCGCACTTCCGGCTTAGTCACACGCGGCGAATCATCAGGACTGGTGGGGACTTTGTTTTCCATCACGGCATCTCCGGTTCAATCGGCTGCTCTTCTGGCGGCGTAGGCTCTTGCTTCATCGCCTGCTGCATCGTTGCCATCTGCGCTTGTTGCTCTTCCATCTTCTTCAAATCCTCTTTGAGCAACTGCTTCATCGGAGGATCAAGCAAATCTATCAGACGTTCCTTGCTGATAGCGCCGGCATTGAACAAGCTCAGCGCCATATCTCGCGTGTCTTCCATGAAGATGGGCGAGTTACTGTGTGCATCGACTTTGACGACAAAGTTTTCCGGCAGTTGCGCTGCGATAAAACGATTTTCGTTTAGATCGGTGTAGTGCGTGTCGTCGTAGACCTGCATCATCTTGAGATACAAGGTGGCGACCTTTTCCAACGATTCTTCGACAACAAGGGCGCGCTTCTTCGCACGGCTGGAGCCGAGCCGAGCAAGCTGCGATGCGTGGCCGCTTGAGCGCACACCGGCCTCACCGCGACCAGAGAGGACGCTGGTAATACCAGAGGCTTCCGCGAACATGTTGTCGATTTCGACGATCTCGCGGAACAGGTCATTCGGAATGCTAGGCGCCAGTTGCTCAACCTTGGCATTCGGCATATCTGTAGCGAGAAGACCTGCTGCGCGATTGAGCGCAAAGTTCTTTTCATCGAGGATGCCGGTAAAGCCCATCAGTGCAGTAGGCGGCGCAACCTGTTTGGAAAGTAAATCCAGAATCTCCGAGACGCGCTTGTTCCGCATTTCTTGGAGGAAGACGAGCCTCTGGACTTCAGACTGACCCCAGTAGTAGTCGTATTGCGGGTTCGGGCATACCTGGACAAAGGGAAGTTCTCCTTTAAGGAAAACCTTCTCGCCTGGGCGATCGTAGATGATGACGTTCGGCGAACCGATAGTGACGCACTGGTAGTCATCGGTTGCGTCGTTCCAAACCCACAGCTCATTCATTTCGATTGTAGGTTCGGCAACACGCGCCACATAGCGGTTGTAGCCAGTCAGGTCGAGCATCACGTTGCCGTAGATGTTCGGGCTGATCTGGCTGGTCACCAGTCTGTCGATTGCCTGCGGCACCTCATCGCGCTCGTGATAGCTAGCCGACAAACGCTTGATCAGCTCGTCACGCTTCGGATGGGCGTAGAGACGGTTGTAGAGTTCGGACTTGGTGATGTAGTACTTCTGGCAGACCGCTTCCTGCCGGTAGGTGTAAGGCGTATCTTCACGCAGCACACCCATAGCCTGCGGCTCAACCATGAACGGATGGATGCCGTTGCGAAAGGTGAGCTTGATGAAGGCGGTGTTGTAGCACATGGCCCAAGTGAGGGCTTGGCTAAACATCTGATCAGCGTTGCTGTTCGTCCACTCGTCGTTGAGCGCCTTGGTCAGAATCGGAACCTTGGCGTACTCCTCATTTGGGACGGCAGCGCCGAGGTCGATGCTGAAGCGTGTCGATTCGGCTGAGTACAGAAATGAAATCAGCTGGTCGATGTGCGGGAAAATCTTGTTGTAGTGCGCTGGGGCATCGCCCATGTTCGACCCGAATAGGAAGAACGAACGCAGCGCAGCGTATTCGGCTGAGCGCTCCTGAGTGCTTACGTTGCACTTGTTCATCAAGTCAACGTAAAACTGCTCGCGCTCTATCGGGTTATCTGGGATACGCATCAGTTATCCATTTTAAGGTTCTGATGGTCGGGAATATACGATGCCGTCGTCGGTTTGGCGAACTTGCCACCGGCAGCGGCCAATCCATTGACCTGTTCACCGGCAACACTAGCCGTGTTGTAGTTGCCAATCTGTGACGGACTACCCCACTGCACGGCAAAAGGATCACTTGGCGGAGGCGCAAACCTCGGCGGTTGTGCTTCACCTTCCTTAACGCTCTTGATGTCGCCCATCTTGAAGTCGTTCGCCAGGTTGCGCAGCGTGGTGTCGTTGAACTTGGTGGTATCAGACACCATTCCTACGGGTTGCAGGAAGACTTTCTGCACGGTGTCACACCCATGAGGGCAGACCGCCTCGAAAGATTCGAAATACCCGTGTACAGCACACTTAAAGTCATGCATTACAGCCATTTATGCCCCCTTACCTTGGTTTGTCAAGCAACTCGCCCAGAGTAGGGCGAGAGTAGTCTCCAAGCTGCCTCATGCCTATTGAAAGCGTGATTTGGCCGTCTTTTACGGTCAAACCCATGCTTTTTCGGGCCAAAGGCACTGGTTTTTGCCTGTAAACAGGCTCTGTGCGTCCAGAAACGTGCTCAATCGTGGCTACTTTGCCCATTCTGAACTCGTTTAACGCCTTAGATAGGCGTTTTTGCATGATTTCAGACATCTGTTCGCGCTCAGCGATAATGCTATTGAGGTATTGGTAGCCAATTCCAGCAATCAGCGCGAAATTTTTGATCGTAATCCCGCGCTTTTTGTCTTGTTTGAACAGCTTGAGCTGCCTAAGCAGCTCTTTTCTTGGCATCACCTTCATATTTCCACTCCACCAAGTAGCCGAGTTCTTGCAAAAACTCGCCAAAACGCGCCTCTCCGATGATCTGGTTGGCCTGTTGCCAGGTCAATTCCATCCGCACATGCATGGGAGCCACCAGTTTGCGGCTCTGTGCATGGTGCCCGACCAGTTTATTGAAGTCGGTATCGGCGTGAAGCGTGTCGTCCAGGTACTCAATTGAGAACTGTTTGGCGATTTCCAAGGGTGCGTAGCGCATTCCGCACTCCTCGAGTACGGGTTTGAGCAGGCTGGATAGCTGCGCATCCTCGTTCCAGTAGTGGATGTCGTTGCCGTTCTGGTGTGCAATACCGTTCTTGTTGCATACCTCAAGGAATCGCTTGCTGCGCAGGCTGAAACCGCCGTTCTGCACAACGTGAACCTCTTCTTTCGCCTTGGTCCAGGCAAAGTGCAGGTAGATATGGTTCTCGCTGAAGGCGCAATGGCTAGGCGCGCCGATGTAGTCGTAGTCGTAGTACTCGTCTTTCCAGTTCTCACCGTTGAGCACCCAGCCATCGTCCTGCACGACAAGACAGAAATCTGTCTCGATGAAGGATGCGAGGCAATGCATCATGAAGATTGAGTATTCCTGATAGTCGAGGTTGTAGATTTGACGCCACTCAATGTCATCAGGAAGTGCCTCAGGAGGGCGTAGGGAGAGCAGCAGCGCTCTCGCGCCTGGTAGTTGAGCCTTGGAGTGCAGCAGGCTTGGGATAGCGCTAGCGCCGTCGTTATGCCCGTGGATGCTGACGATGGTGAGCTGGTCGTGCTTAGCCATAGATGCCGATTCTCTTGAGATAGTTGGTGACGTTCTGGTTGACCAGATCGCCGCCTTCTCTGGCTTTCTGGATAACCTCCTCTGTGTGTCTGGTGACACGTTGCTGAATCAGTCTTGGCTGCACTTGTTCGGCATAGGCGGCAGAGGCCAATCCTGTTGCCATGACGCGGTCATCCTTATTGCGTCCATAAGCAGCAATGCTGCTGCCTTCTCTGACAAGTGACTTCATCTCTTCGAGCAGCTCCATGCTGCGCACGGCCATCATCCCGCGCTCGAAGTAGTCCTTGAAGTAGCTGAGCATCCGCTCCTTGGTGCCGGCAGTGGTGACCCAGCCCATGCTGTTGGAGATGCCGCCCAGGGCGTCGTTGCGGCGCCACAGATAGTTCTGCATGTGCGCCATGACGTTGTACAGGTCTTGTCCTTTCTGTCCGCCAATGCTGGCGGCGTAACGCTTGAGGTTACGAATCTCGTTGATGACGGCTTGACCAGGGCCGTTGACCTCAAGGTTAAGAGTGCTGTTCTTGTAGGCGCCAGCCAGATAGCAGATCACCCAAGCGAACTGATAGGTGTTGAGTTCTGAGGTTGCAAACTCGGCTACCTGATCCAGACCGTCGGCATAGCAGCGATAGACTTGAATACAGAAACGATCAGCCCAGTCAGAAGAACCATAAGCAGGATCAGCACCAATGACGTAATAAGCACTGTCAACAGGTTCTTCCCATAGTGTGAGTGTTGCCAATCGTTCCGTCGAACGTATGAGCACCGTGTCTTCAAAGTTAGCTCCCATGTTGAAGCGGTAGTAGTCCGGCGTCAGCTTCTTCGCCTCCTTCGCCTGCTCAGTGCAGCGAGCAGTGGAGAAGAAACTGGTGCCAGTCATGACAAAGGCGTAGTCCTCTGTCGGCGGGAACTCCTGATACATCAGGCTCTCGTCCTTGATGCCTTCGTACATCTTCCAACGCCACCACGCCATCTGGCGGCTATTGATCTCAACGCCGTAGAGCTTCTTGATCTCCCGCGTCCACTCCTTCTCCTCGGGGCTTAACTTGTTGTCCCAGTAGACGCGATAGATGTCTGACTTGGAATCCACGCTGTACAACTCATTGCGCCACCAGCCGCAGAAGATAGCCTTCTGGCTCTTCGCCCTCTTAGCCGTGGTGTACATGTCATGAAACATGTTGAAGCCACGCGCCGTACTCTCAAACATGTACAAACGCATAGGATTGGTTTCAGCCAAAGACGCAAGCAGGGACGCCAAGCCTTCCTCATCGCCCCAGGAACTTGTCTCAGTACCGTGCAGGTAGGTAATAGCCTTGCCTCGACCAAGAGAACCCTTGGATCGCAAACCAGCCACCTGGTAGAACAAACGACTACGGTTCTTCAACGCCATGTGATTGCGGTTGTGAGCAACCAACGGCACCCGATACTCAACCGGCAAACCTTCCATGTACATGGCAAGCGTTGACCGGAACATATCCCTGTTCTCTTCCGTGTCCGTCGTCAACGTACCCTGCAAACCAGGGTGCAGAAAGTGCCAGTACAAATCCAACGCCAGGCTGATAGTCGTAATACCCAACTGCCGCCCCTTGAGAATCACAAAGAAGTGGATGTCCTCCTGCAATCCCCTAGCCACCTCCTGCATCACATACTTCTGTGTACCAAGCAGGTTGTTCATGCGAATCAACCCGCGCTCCTTCGCCTCAATCTTCAGCTGAGAGCAGAAGCGATAAAACTTATCCAGATCAAATCTCACCGCTTCCCCTTCTTCTGTTCCCAAATACCACGCATATAACGCTTCAGCTTGGTCGTGTCCCTGCCATGCAAACTCTCACGCCACTCCAACTCAACCGCAATCTTCTTCATCGAACGAATCTTCAACAACCGACGCGCCTCACACTCAGTACGCCAGTCATCACACGCACTACACACCAACCTCCCATCCCACAACTTAACCCTGGGCGCATCACTACACCCCAAACAATCACTCGATCCGCCACACCCTAACGCCACCACCCTCAGCCCTCGCAACAAACCTACGCCCCAATCGCTTACCCCAGCGATAGTTCGTGTTCATCATCACCTGCAATCCAATCTCAGACACCCAAAACGAATCACCCAACTCCATCTCCCGATACGGGTACCTACGCCTCTCCCGCATCACAGGCAGCGGCAACCCCTTCTCAATCTTCATACGACTCTCCTAACTAACCTTACTCGGCAGCATATCAGGAGAAATGACTTTTTTCTTGGGGCGGGGCAAGTTGGGGTGCGCGCCCACTCAGACCCGCTGCCCCATCGCTGGGGCCGCACTCGACGCGACATCGACGGCGATCCTGACCGACCCGACCCGAGACCAAGCGGGCTAAGCAGGGAGTGGGCATGCCACGCGAGGGGCCGTCCGCGTCCCCAAGTGACCGTCCCCAGAGAGTCACCAGGCGCGGTAGTGGGCGGGTGGTAGATAGTTCATATGCCCCTAGTCATCCGGCACTACTGAGTCTCCACACAGTAGGTGTACATATGTACTACTGAGTGACTCACTCAGTAGTGACTCACTACTGAGAGACTCTCTCTAGAGAGACTCTCTCTAGAGTAAATAGCGCTTGAGTTCTAGTGATTAGTTGTGTAGTCTGATGAGTAGCAGTAGCCGTATCCATCACTCAATCACTAGGGAGTCACATCATGAATATCTATGCCGACGTTACAGCTCGCATTGTCTCGGAGCTTGAAGCTGGCGCTACGCCTTGGGTTAAAGCCTGGCAAGCTGGCAGCGCTAGTGCCGACTGTAATGCCTTTTCTGGACGTCCCTACTCTGGCATTAATCGCTTGATCCTGGCGATGTCTGGCGTCCAGTTTGCTAGCAATCGCTGGGCGACATTCAAACAATGGTCGGATGCTGGCGGTAGCGTGCGCAAAGGCAGCAAAGGCACGCATGTCACGTTTTACAAACCGACCGCCTGG